GAGTTATTGTTAATCAACAAAGCCGCACTAAAAGCGGTCGAGTTGCAACAATCCGGGCGATTGACGATTGATTATGCCGCGATTAGTGGCGGGCTGATTAAGCGCACATTCAAAAAAGCTGACGTACTCGAAAAAGAAATCGAATACCAAGATGGAACGACGCCGACATATAAGCCTCGAGTGCCTGAACTTGATTTACTGATGCGTCCGTTTTTAGTTGGCGGTGGTAATTTGGGCAAAAAACTAGTATGACAGATACAGCCTTTTACAATGAAATATCTGAACTTGCCGAGGAATTACTCGACGAGTTTGGCCGACCTGTCACGCTAGTAATGGCAGGACAAGAGGCAGGGTTTGATCAATACGGCAATGCTGTAGGTGCGACACCTGACACAACTGTTAGCGGTTTAGGCTGCTCACTAGATTACAAAATAGGCGAGATAGACGGCTCAGTCATTCAGATGGGAGACGCTAAATTGTTGTACAAGGGCGAGACACCATTAATTAATATGACGGTGACGCTTGATAGTGTAAAGTGGCGTGTGGTGGCGTTAAATCCGCTTAACCCTGCTGACATTTTGGTTATGTATAGTTTGCAATTGAGGAAATAATGTCAGTCACCAACCTGTCCGTAAAACTCGCAGAATTTCGCAAACTATCACGCGATAGAATGCAGACTGTTGTCGAGAAATCGCTGATTAGGTCTGGCACTTCTGTTATTGTTGAATCGCCAGTTGACCAAGGGCGGTTTGTTGCAAATTGGCTTTTTGCATTTGGTGATTACCAAGAAGGGTCAAACATCATGGGGCCATTCCGTGGAGAAGGCGAGAGGCAAGGAGTTGTCAATAAATTGACATCATCAATTGAAAGCATCCAATTAGGCGCTACATTCTTTATGACCAACTCACTGCCATACGCGCAGAGGCTAGAAGATGGCTGGTCTGCAAAAGGCAGCAAGATGGTAGATAGAGCGGTAATTAATTTTCCGGCTATTGTGGCGGATGAAGTTGGGAAGGTTAGGTAGCTACAAATATCTAATCCTTAAGGCATTAGCCACTCTTTTATCTGTTTGCAAATCAGCTAATTGGCATGCTAACTCATGCTTTCTTTTCTTCCATGCTTGGTTAGCTTCTATGCGACATAAAAACAGACCTAAATGCTCTTCTTTTTTTGTAAAAGGATTTCCGCACCTAGCTTGATATTTTTTTGCAGTTACATGCCAGCTAACGCCTTGCTGCTTTAATTCTATGCCTTTCCAGTTGCTTGCTATGAATTTATTGACTAAAACATCAATAAATACACAATTTTCAGGGGAATAAATTTTATTTTCTTGGCATAATAAATCCTTATCAATCTCTTTCCCTTCCCAATCTTGCTTTTCCATCCAACCCTTAAAGTTGCTAAAAGTTAGCCATTCTTTGTATACTGTGCATCCAGCGTAAGATTTTCCCGCCTTAGATAAACTTCTTTTATAACAAGACTGAAGCATATTATTCCACGTTAGATAAAATGGGCATGACTCTCGCTTGCCATTAACTGTAGGGTTTACAACATAGTCAGCATCATTAATGCCGACACCAGCAACCAGCTTAATTCCTGACTTCATAAATCACCTATTAATCAATTATAAAAACATATGGTACAATACTTTTAAACGTAAAGAGGTATGACCAGTGGCAACAATAAACGAATCCTATGTAAGCAAAGCACTACTTGACCATTTAATGAGCATTCCAAGCTTGCCTCATATTGTGACTGAAAACACGGCTTATACACCAGTACAAGGTACGCCATATATCCGCGAGATGGATATTCCTGCAATAACGCAAGCACCAACGCTAAACACTAGCGGATACAAACGTCGTGATGGCATGTATAGAGTTGGATTATTCTACCCTAAAAACCAAGGTAAGTTTTTCGCGCTTGCAACTGCTGACAAAATAATATCAAGGTTTTATCGTGGTCTTAGGCTTGAATATGAAGGTCAAACAGTCGAGATTAAAACCACTGACCGTGACCAGATTTATATTGATGGTGAGTTTATCCAGTGCGGTTTAATGATTAGATATACTGTAGTGGTTAGTTAGTCCTTGTCGCCACAGTGGACTAGCCTGCATGATGGGAAAACATAATAGAAAAACCCCGACTTGCGCATACATCGTTTGTTATTAACAACCCGCAACTACTGAACAAGGAGAGTTCAAGCTAAGATTGCGACCCACTGCGCCGGATGGTCTAGCGTTGTAAATATTTATTCAACTGATGACTGGTGGCCACTTAAACACCTGCGCATCTCGCAGACGTACAATCATCATGTGAATAAACATTAGGTAGAAATGTCTGGATTCAAACCAGAGTCTCAAGGTTTAGATGCCTTGTGTTTTGTCTGCTTTCACCGTTCTGGAATGATTACTAACTCAAACTACATCTCTATTGTTATTCACCGCGCCTGCGGCCACTTGTCTTGATTATTTAGCTAATCACTCTGAATTTGCGCTTGTAGCCTATTCAATTCGCAAATTCTTAAGGCTGGTCTCATTAGTCGTGATTGACCGCTTTTAACGGTTATCTAGTCACATATCAAAACCCTCTTGTTAGGTTGTTTATTCTCTTTTCTCAGACCACAAAACAAATATACACCACCACCAAAAATTAACAACAACATTTTAACTGGTAAGACCAGTGTTATTTAATGTACAATTGGCAGAGGATGAATCGATCGATTAACTATTTTATATGAGGGCTTTAAAATGCCAGTAATGACTAGTACAGAAACAATCCTGCGAGTATCCGCAGCAACACCAGCCACTTTCGATGAAGCTGGCTATGCGGCGTTGACATTCACAGAAGTAAAAGAAGTAACCACAATTCCGGCTTATGGCCCAACTCGACAAGTTGTAAACCATGAGCCTTTAGCAACTGGCGTAACTGAAAAGTACGGCGGTTTTATTAACTACGGCTCTGTTGCTGTAGATGGCGCTTACGATTCTACCGATGCAGGTCAGTCTATTTTGCGCGCTAACGTGTTATCAGCAACCGCATTGTTATCAATTGCAATCGAATACCAAGATGGCTCAATTGACTACACATACGGCAAAGCATTCAGCGCCACTAAAAATCCAGGCTCTGCAAACTCAATGGTTGGTTCTTCAATGAACATCGAGTTTAACAAGCCAATCGTAGAAGTCGCAGCGTAAGGGGTAGATTATGGCTACTATTACACCTACATTAATGACAGGTAGCGGCAAACGCGCAATGGTTGAAGTTGATTTGACTGGAACCGCTGACACGTTTGCCTATGTCGCATCACACAAGCCTACTTTAATCATGCGTAATGATTCTGGTGGCGCTTTATCACCTGTTATTGATGGTGATGGAGGAAGTGTTGTTCCTGTTGCTGGCGTTGGCGATGTTGACGTATCAGGCGGCTATGCTGTCGGCTCAATCGCTGACGGTGCCGTTGTTGCAATACCGCTAAATACAATTAGCGCGTTTCTAACTGGCACAATTGCTATTACTGGCGGCACTGGCTTGACTTGTTCGTTGTTGCATTTTTAGTAAATTAAACCACTTAAAAAAAGCGGCTTATGTCGCTTTTTTATTGGGCTTAATTACTGTGTAGCCGAAGCGTTCTAGGTAATTTATACACTTGTCGGCATAAGCTTGGTTAATTATTTTTTCTTTCCTAACCTTAGCGGTTTTGCTAGGCATTCCTCTCTCTTTCCATCTTCTGTTTTCATGAGTTATATGTTTTATTAATTGTAATGCCCTTGTATAACTAACCCCAAGATTTTCAGCGCACTGTTTTACTGAGGAGCCAGCGTTTGAATTGTAAAAATTATAAACATCGAGCTTTCTGCCTTTTATCATCCCTGCATTAACAAACAAATCAAACTCATGTGCGTTAAACTTAACTCTAGCCATCTCTATTCCCCATAAATTAAAGAAACCCATTTATAACACACTTTATTGTAAACACTGGTCTTACCAGTTACACTAATGCAGCTAGTAAAAGGGTCATGCCCCGCGAGACTCATCCACTCGCACTAGCATCTATTAATGGATGCATAAACCGCTGATGAGGCTTTATCATGGCTAAACAAGATTTAGAATTCGACTTTTCACAACTAGAATTAAACGACACAGCAGAATGTCATATCACATTCCCAGATGGACGTTTATGCTATATGCCTAAAATCGACGAAAACGGCAATAAAGTAGATGACGAAACTAAGCCGCTATTGATTTTATTGTACGGCTCAGACTCAAAGCAAGCGCGTACTGCAAACCTTGCGCGACTTCGTAAGCTAGATAAAATCGAGAAGAAGCGCCACAAAGATTCATTGCCATCTGATAGCGAGATTGAACAGCGTTTAGAAATTAACCGCGAATTCGTTGCAGAGTTAACGTGTGGATGGAAGAACTTTAAAGAGAGTTTCACTCGTGAGCAAGCGCTAGACTTTTACAAAAAGTACCCGATTGTTTATGAGCAAGTCGATAAGCATATTGCCGACCGGACTAACTACGTAAAAAAGTAATCTCTGATTGCGCTGACTGGGCTGGCTATTTTGGATGGTTGCATTCGCCGTGGAAAGAGTCAAAAAACAGCGATAATTATACAAGCTGGGGCAGGGTTCACGGTGACGCAGCATGGATCCCTGAGTCACCTTGCCAATACTTATCTGATTGGTTTAGTAAAGCTGGCAGGTGCTTGCAGGGGTTTAATGGTAATATCCCGTTAACTTGGCAAGAAATCACCAGCTTTTTTACGGCTAACAAAATTGATTATCTTGATTGGGAAGCCGACGCAATAAGAAAAATGTCAGAATCTTATTGCAGCTGGCATAGCATGACGAGTCAAGATAACAATATTGACCCGCCATTGATTCCAGATGATGACGCGCTAGCGCTGATACAAGCCGCTAATGGTCGAAGAATGAAAGTTATGATGAGGCCCTCTTAGGAGGGTTTATATTCTATTTAGCGCCATTATCTCGACATCCTCCAAAAATGTCTCTATGTTATTTTTTTTGCACTCCATCTGCATTTCATCCGCTCCAACTTCTCTTGCTGCATGAATTAAATCATCTGGCTTTAGTGGCATAAATGAAACTGTATTCATAACACCATTAAACCAAGTATATTTTCCAGTGTTGTCATTGTGTGAAATCTTCAAGCTTAAAAAATAAGACCTTGTGAACATACTCTATACTCCAATCAATTAATCGAAACCAAACCATACCATAAACAAAACGTTTAACTGGTATGGTCATATTTAATTACTGTTTTATTGCTTTTTTCATCATATCCACTGCAATACCCATATTGCTGCCAGAATAAAAGCTTCCAACATAAAACGGGCACCCTGACTTTATTCTTTTTCGTGTGGCTATTGTTGACTCAAAAACAGCATCTAGGACTATTTTATCCCCGCATTTTTCAGTAAAAACAGCTATCTTGCTGTCGATAGTTGCGCCAGCTATTCTTGATTTTATTAACTCTATTGTTGCTATTGTCATTTCTTAAACCCTCTTTGTTTTGTGAGCCTTAATAGTACATCTAATAAAATTACTGTCTAATACTGTTTTGGAATATGTATATTAGTTTTTGTATTTGCTTTTACTGGTCTTACCAGTAAGTTATACTACGATAAATATTTTTAGAGGAATTGCCGTGGATACTTTGGCGACTATTGGGTTTAAGGCTGATACAAGTGATTTGACAAAGGCAGACGATAAACTTAAAAAATTATCGGCAACTGGCGAGAAAGCAGAAAAAACAATTACTAAATCATCTGACGGCATGAGCAAGGGCTTTATGTCTGCTAGAGCAGCCACGACTGCCCTGACTACTGCTGTAGGCGCTCTTGGCGCAATCATAGCAACAAATAAACTAACTCAATACGCTGATGAATGGCGCTCATACAACAACGTCTTAAAGCAGGTCGCTAAATCAGAAGAAGAATTCAACAAGATACAGAAAGAAGTATTCGAAGTTGCAAAAGCCACTAACAGTAATCTTAAATCAACTGCTGAATTGTATGGTGAATTGCGCAGAAGCGTTGAAAGCTTAGGTGTGTCATCTGATCGCGTTATAGGCGTAGTTGGCACAATTAATAATCTGTTTTTAGCTGGTGGCAAGTCGGCAGAAGAAGCCGCTGGAGCTATTAGGCAGTTAAGCCAAGGCTTGGCGGCTGGCGCTTTACGTGGCGATGAATTTAACTCAGTGGCAGAGGGCGCACCACGAATAATGGATGCTTTAGCGCTTAAGCTAAAAATGACCCGTGGAGAGTTAAGAGAATTTGCCGCGACTGGGGGTATTACATCAAAAATAATGGTGGATGCGCTTGAAGAATATAGCCAGCAAGCACAAAGAATGGCTGATATTACAGAGCGCACTTGGTCGCAAACTAGCGAGGTAGTAAGCTCAAATGTTGCTAAATGGGCTGGCTCATCAAAGGCAATAATGGCGGCTACAGCTTCACTCGGCACTGTGCTGGTGGCAATGTCAGAAAACATAGACCACTTATTTGTCGGGATAGGGGCTGGTGCTGCAATACTTGCCACCTCCATGGTTCCTTCAATGATTGCTTACGTTTCATCATTGTCTGCCGCTGCAACTGCTACCGGAGTTTTAACCGTAGCAACTAAATTTTTATTAGGGCCATTTGGATTAGTGTTGGCTGCTATTTCAGCGGCTACCATCGCGTTTAAGCTTAGCAAAAAATCCAGCGATGATGACGCAGAATCTAAAGGAAAGCTTGCTGATGAAGTGGCTAGGCTAAACAAAGTTTACAGCGCGATGTCTCGTGAACAATACATTCAGACTTACATGCAAGCGCAGCAAGCAGGAATGGCGATTGACCAACAGCGTATAGATGTAAGCAAAAAATTAGCTGACGCAGAAAAAAAGGCGGCCGAATCAAATCAGCGCAATGGCGACTCAAGAAATAAAGCGACCAATCAATGGGCGAAAGTTGCGGCATCATTAAAACTTGAACTTGCAGCATTAAATGTTGACGC